TCCTGAAGTTCCTGAGTCAACAAGATTTTTTCCAGACAGGTTTGCTTTTTGTAAATCTTTATCTCCACGCCACAAAGATGCAACCAGTTGTGTTATATATTCACCCTGTGTAAATTCTCCAGATGGGTTTGCAAATTCTGGATTATAAGCAGACTTTAATGCTAGCAGTGTTCTTTTTGCTTTTGCATCTGAAGGATCCATTATTTTTATTAAATCTTGAATTGGTGTAGTTAGTCCAACTTTTCTTGAAATTACATTAGATCTAATTTCAGATAAACCAGATAAAGAATCTGTTACTGGCTTGACAAATTCTTTTGTTCCATCTGCACCCTCATATAGACCACCAATTCCTCTAACTGGAAAACTTTTACCAACTGTTGCTTCTAGTTGTTTTCCTAATTGTGTGATTGGAAGATCTTTAAAGATACCGTTTTTAATAGAGGCATCTATTGCTTTCATTGTTTGTTCAGATGCTCGTGCTTCTTCTAGTGCTTTTATTCCTCGTGGCATACCAAGGAATAAACCTCTACTAGCACCCATTCCCATAAAGTTAAGTGGCAGCATGGATGCTCCTAGAGCGTCTCCACCTTTACCTTGTCCAGTAATAAGTCTTAATAGTTGTGCTGTTCCAAACATTTCAGCAGCTGGTGTATTTTTAGAATTAAATCCAGATACATATCTTTGGAACCAATTTTGTTTTTTACCATACTTTGGTCTTGATGCTAATCCGCCTTCTGCAAATCTACCCTTCATTTCAATAATCTTAGCTCGCATGGCAGTCTTAGATAAATCGCCAAGAATTTGACTTTCTACTTCACTTGCAGAACCCATGCCAGCATCTACATACTTATACTTATCGTGTCTGCTATAACCAATAGTTCCATCACTACCTAGCCATGAGTATGCAGGTCCGTCAGAAACTTTTATTGGCTTAGTAAGTTTAGCAGCAGTCTTTGCTGCCCCACCCCTTCTAGCCATTTCATATGCATACTTAGCATAGGCAGTAGTACCTTTAGGAGGTGCTTGAATTAGCGTATTTGTAAGAGCGTCATGAGGGTGTGGATGTACGTAGCCACCGTCATGATAACCAATCATGTTTCCGCCACCGCCACCTAGTAGCCCGCCAAAAGCTGCAGATGCCCCAGAGCCAATTAATGGGGGAGTAATCTTATCAATACCCATTCCAGGACCAATAGACTTTCTTAGTTGCTCTGCTAGCTGATGCCAGTAATCAGAGAACTGACCTACCTTTCCACTAAATGGAAGTCCTGGTATCTCTACTCCGCCCCATGGATCTTTGCCAGCATTATTAAATATAGGCTTTCCATTTTTATCAAAGCCAATCGGAGAGCCCTGATATAGTCTTTCTAATTCTCCCCAGTATCTTCCATATGGACTTCCAGTAGGCTGGTTATTAGAGTCATAGCTTCTTGCTGGCTTTTTCCACCAAGGATGGACTGCTCCGCCCTTTGCAAACTTTCCAGCATTCAATGCATCCATTACTCCTGTGCCATACTTCTTTACAGAAGAAGCTTTGACAACATACTCTCCATCTGAAAGCATTGCTGGAATAGAGTCAGATGTTGCAGTTCCTGGACCCTTTACTTTTCCACCAGGCTTGAAGTGCTTTATGTATCCACCTTCTGCTAATTTTTGTGGCTTACCCATTCTAATAAAGTCACCATTTTTTACAACTTTCCACTTATATGTAAGTCCATCTGCACCAATTGTACTAACAACAATAAAGTCTGTAGCTTTCTTTAAACGATCAAGATCTGTTTGGATTTGACTTCTAACGTATTTTTCAAATTCATCTCTAGTTTTTCCTGTTACTTGTGATGTATCCCACCACTGTTTGCTATCATTCCATGCTACTTTTGGATCAAGGTCTGCAGCTGTGACAGGAATAGCTGCATCTGCAGTTGTTGCACCCGCAGGCCATATCTTTGGTTTATTTTGTTCAACCCAAGCTTTTCTGCTTGCTGCACTTACATCTACTGGAACCGCAGTAGAAGAGTTTGTGCCTGATTGTGTTGTATCAAATGTTATAGAACCAATAGCTGCAACAATGCTTGCTGCGTTAGCAGCTGCATCTGCAGATGCATCATTAATAGCAGATACAACATCGTCAGACATTGCTTGAATTGCATCTATTTGGGCTTGCAGTGCATCAGATTTTGCTTGTAGGTCTGATATTGTTTTTTCTTTATTAAATTCTACTGTATTGTTTTGTTTTTCTTGTAAAAGGCTTGCAGCTTCAATATACTTTCCTCTAATTTTAGCTTCAAGAATTTGCTGATCAAGGTCTTGTTGTTTTTGTGTATACTCAGATTGTTTTTTTAACTCATCTGTTATTGCTTGTTCTTTCTTTATTTCATCATCAATAATTTTCTTTTTTGCTTTAAGAAGTTTAATTTGTTCTTTTGTAGATTTTACTTGAGCATCAGCTAACTCTTTGTATTTTTTTGTTACGCTTCCTGAATTTGTTTTTTCCCATATTTTTGGATCATTTAAAAAATCAAGGGCTGCCTTAGCTAAATCTTTTCCTTGTGTTGCTGGATTAATTTTTGCTTCAAACCCTTTTCCTACTGCAGCCATAATTAATCCTGTTTGCTCTAACGTTATTCCGTTTACTCTCTTTAGTGCTTGAATTGCTTGAGCTGCCTGCAAGTTTCCTACTTGAATGTATGCATAATATAGTGCACCCAAACCTTCTGCTGCAGAAAGACCAGATTGTGCAACACCATCTAAAATAACATCTAGTTGCTGTAAAGATGATGCATTTGCTGCTGCAGCCATTACTTGCGTTAATGCTGTTCCTAATGTTAGAGAGCTTCCTGATGCATCTTTTAGTGTTTGCACAACTGCTTCAGTTTGACTTTTTAAATTCATAAAATTAGATCCAACCATAGCAACCTTACCACTAGATGCTAAGATTAAATCAAAAGTTTTTTGTGCTTGATCTGGTTTAATTTGACCCAGAGCAACTTGTGTTGTAACAAAAGCTTGGGCAATTTTATTAATTTTTTCTGGAGATGATTCTTCTGTTAAACCAGTTATAAGATCTCTTAAAGGATTTCCTTCTGGCAGCTGGCTAACCATTTCATTAAATCTAGCAAGCTCATCTGTTGTATATCCAAATGCTTTGCCAATATTTTCTAAGCTACCGCCTACAATTCCAAGAGATACACCAAAGTTACTTATAGAAGTATCTACATTAACTATTTCATTACCAAAATATGCAGCTATATCAGCACTAGATTTGAATGCTGCTTCTGTCATTGCTTTTTGAATTCTTTGTTTTTCAATTAATTCACTTATTGCAGATGATACAAGACCTATTGCTGCACCAGCTGCAGCTCCCCAAGGACCAAATAGCATACCCATGCTTGCACCAGTCATTGTTGACTGTATTAGATTTTTACCAGCAAAATCAGGCGCTGCACTAAGAGCCATATTAGCACCCATAAGTCCTACGCTGCCTTGAACGCCACCGAACTTAGCTCCAACTTTTTTAATGTTTGCGTATTTTGCTTTTCTTGCACGCTGATTTTTTAGTTTCTTTTTTTCCTTCTCAGACATACCGACCATTGGAAGAAGGGTTGTTCCTGATGGCATGCTTGGTCCTATTGGAGCAGGGCCCTGTTCTCTTGTTGCAATGCGACGAGCCTTACCACTTTGAGTTGATTTTTCTTTTGTTTTATTTATTGCTTCTTCTTTTGCTGTTTGATATGCAATACCATCTTCTTTACCGTGGGTAGCAGCCAATCGGTGGGGGCTTCCTCTGTCTAGGCTTGCCTCATAAGGATCTTTTGTTGATGCCTTAACTCCCTTTGTATACTCTGTGCCATCTTTAGATCCACGTTTAAATAAAGATTTAATTCTACCTCTGTCGTCATAGTAGTCGTCTCTAACTGATGCATCTACAACAGCACTTTGATTTCTTTTAACTCTTTTACCTGAAAGCCCCATAAATGATTTTCCTGAACCAAACACTGCAGCATCCGATGGAACTTGTTGCCCTGGTTTATAAGGAGTGCCGAATTGAACTTGGCCCTTTGCCATATCTCTTGGAACTGCATTAAGCTGTGTTCTATTAAATACATTAGTCTTTGTATTTTTTTCGTCATAGCCAGCAACTGCGCCCATTTCTTTTAGCAATGTTGCTTTGTATGCTGCCTCTTTTATTTTTCTTTTTTCTAAATCTGTTTTTGCTTCTTTTACAAGTTGTAGTGTTGCTTTTTCTGCTTCTGCAATTTTTTGTTTTGCCAAGGTAGATGCCTCTTCTGCAGACAAACCTTTTTGCATTAATGTATACTCTAATGCTTGAGTAGATTTCATTTTTGTAAAATCTGCTTTTTTAGCTTCAACTTCTTGTTGAGACAGACCAACTAAGCTTTTTTCTAAATCTAGTTGTTCTTGAACTAATATTTTTGCTTGTTCTTTTTGCGCCCTAGTATTATCTGTTTCATTTTTAGATGGTTTATCAATATAGGCTTGAGCTTTTTTACTTGCTTCTTGCGCTTGTTCAAATGTTATTGGTTCTCCTGCAATGCCAGCGGAATTTAACATAAAGTTTCTATCAGCAGATGTTTTAGTTGTTGTTCCAGCAAATTCACCAGTTCCGATTGCTGTTACATCTTCAATATTATTTTCTAATAAGCTACTAGACAGACTTCTAAGAGATGTTTCAATAGTTCTACTTACTGTTACCATTCCATCGGCTGTTGTGGACAATCTTTGAATACTAACACCAACATCTGGCAAAACTGACAAAACTCTTTGCATTGTTGGGTCTGACAGTGTTGTAGTTAATTGTGCTGGAGTAAATCCCTCTATGTGGCTTGCTACTGTTTTGGCACCTGGCTTTCCAACAGAATACCCAGGAATATTGTCTGCAATCATTCCATTAATGAGTCCACCATACTTCTTGCTCATCTTTGTTGGAATTACTGTTTCTCCAGGCATGAGTAGTGATAGCTCTGTGTCTTTATTTCCTGTACCGCCAACTACTGCAGGCTTTCCATTTGCTCTCTTTGTAACTGGTGCTCTTTTAAATGGAACCTTGGTTGGCATTAATTGTGCCTGTGCTGCAACTGCTCTGTAATATGCTCTTGTTAGTGCATCAACTGCTGAAGCTTCTACAGTAAAGGTTTGTGCAAGATTTTTGTGCACTTGATCAAGAGATGCTGCAACCGCTGCTGCATTTCTTTGCTCAAGAGTCATATACTTAACTTCAGTACCTAGCGTTGCACTAGACTTACCAGCTTTATTAAAAATACTTTTTAGGAATGTAAAGCCTTTAATTATATTTGCTAAACCGTTTGCAAGCAAACCAAATGTCATTAATAATACTGGACCAAGGCCTGCAACTATTGCTGTTAATGTAACAATAACCTTTTTTGTTCCATCTCCAAGATTATTAAACTTATCTAAAATTTTTGTAACAAACTCAGCAATTGGTGTTACTGCTTTTAAAAACTCTTCTCCTACTGGAACTAATGATAGCTTAAGATTTTCAATAGATGCTTTAAATTTGTTCATTGCAGACTCTGAAGTCATTCCTAATTCTTTTTCTGACAATGCTGCAAGTTCTTGAATTGATGATCCAGCTAGGTCAAGTACACGTGATGCCTGAGTTCCTTCTTTTGTTACGTTTGCAAATAAAGTAGATAGACGAGCAAACTGAAACTTACCAAACATTTGTTCAATTGCTTGTGCTCTATTTAGTGGATCAAGTTGATTTAATGCTGTTGCAAAGTCAATAACTGTTTTCTTTAAGTCACCCTTATTGTCTACAACAATCTTTTTTATATTAATACCAAGACTGTTAAGCATTGCTGCTGCTTTTCCAGTTGGGTTAATCATAGAAGCAAGACCAGACTTGAGTGCGTTAGCACCTTCTGATGCGTTTATTCCACCTTCCTTCATTGCAGTCATAAAGAATGCTAAATCCTTAACATCTCCGCCAAGCTGTTGAATAACTGGTGCTGCCTTTGGAATTGCAGTTGACATGTCATCAAGTGATAAAACAGTTTGGTTTTCTACTGCGTTAAGAAAGTCAATATTCGTTGCTAAATCTTGAGATGACATTGAGAATGCATTTTGCAATGCAATGGTAGTTTCAAGTGCCTTTTGGCTTTCAACTTGTCCTAAAACAGAAAGCTTGGTTGCTGCTGCTGTTTGTCTTTGAAGGTCAACTCCTTTAAAACCTGCTGCTGCAGCTTCTGCTGCTAAACCTACTGTATCTTTTACTGCGATGCCATACTTTGTAAACTCTTTTCCAAGAGCCTTTATTTCTTCTAATGCTGCAGTACTTTCTGTCGTTGATGTAAATAGATCACCATATACCTTTTTAAAACGTATTGCCTGAGTTTCCATATCCATAAATGTTTTAGCAGCTGCTGCTCCAACAGCCATTAATGGAATTGTAAAACCAACCATAAGCTGACGGCCAGCCCATTGTGTATTTTTACCAAAGTTTAAAAGATTAGTTGATCCTTGCTTTAACAGCTGATTAAGAATTGCCTGCTTTTCAGCAGCAATCATTGTCTTTGTTGCAAGATCATTCATATCAAGAGATAGAGGTCTTACGGCAATTGCCTTCATTGCACCGCTAGCATCACGGCCCATCTTAATATATTGTGTTTGAAGGTCTTTTACATTTTCTCTTGCTACTTTGTTTATTGTATCAAACTCAGTTTTAAATAGTTTTCCAAAAGTTTTTGATGCCCCACCAGCATATCTAAAATATTCTTTCATGGAGAACTTGTTTTTTTCTAAAGAGCTTGTAAAAGATTCTGTGGTTGTTTTGATTGTTCTCATTTGGGCAGAGAACTGGCCTGTAGCATTAATTGAGTTAATTAAGTTTTGCTGCATTTGGGCAGTGACTGCATTTGCTGCAGCACCGCCTTTTGCCATTGAGGTATGAAAGGCTGATATCTGTCTTTGTAAGTTTTTGATACTGGCTAGTGCTTCAGTAGTATCAATACTTACTTTAATATTAGACTGAACATCAGCCATTCAATACACCTCTTTATTTAGTTATATTATTCTTCAGTATTAAAAATTGATGCTGCTTCAGAAAGTTTAATTCCTGATGCTGTTTCAACAATCTCATATACTGTAGGCAAGTCAATATTATCCTCAAGCGCAGCAATGTCAGTTGCTAGCTCTGGCTTATATTGTTCCATTGCGATTAGTACACACTCCATTAGTAGATTGATTGATTTATCATTATCTTCTACTACTGCTGCAATACCCTCAAACTTTTTCATAAACTTTCGTAAAAGTGAAATCTTAAGCGGTCTTAAGGTTATCTCTGTACCATCAATTAATTTGACTTTATGCGCTTCATGCACAGTTGTTGCCATATTGATCCCTCCCTTGGGTTTAGATTAATTATACCATGAGAGAGGGGTCTCTTGCGTCTTCATAATCAAGACCCATGCCAATTCCAAATCCTACTCTTTGAGCATTTTGTCCTTGCAGTGCTAATATGTCATTACTATCATTTGTTGCTCCACCGCTAAATACTCTAGCCTTTAAATCTTCCCATTCTTTTTGACCTTTTTCAGGTTCAGATCCGCCTTCTAAATCAATACCTTGAATTGATGCAAAGAATTTCTTTTCTTGATAGTCTAATTCTCTTTTACTTGCTATTATTGATAATAGTTCAGACAATGATATTGATGATTCTAGCTCACTGTAATCTTTCCATATACCCAGCAAAAATACCTCTGATTCAAGTTTTGCTAAATCAAAGTCTTCCCATGTTGGACCAGCCTCACTACTTTGGGCCTGAGTCTTTATGCTTTCTTCTGAATCTTCACCTATTTTTATATTTGCAGCAACCTCTAAAATTTCATGTACTGTTGGTAAATCTATGTTATCTTCAAGATCTTCTAGGTTTTTAGATATTTGAGGATAGTATTGTTTCATTGCAATTCTTGCACACTCTAATAAAACCATCATTGATTCATCGTCATTTTGTGCATACTTTATTTTATTAAATACATCCATAAACTCTCTAAGATACTTAATCTTAAGAGGCATTATTTCTATTTCTGTACCGTCAAATAAATAGATGTTTTTTGTTTTATATATTGATGTTGCCATAGTCTACTAAGTCTACCACAAAAACAACAAAGCCCACCTCGTTATGAGATGGGCTGAGCTGTATTATTAAGTTTTTATTATGCTGGTGCAAATGTACGGTCAACGATCTTACCGTATGATCCAGAACTATCTTCTGGTAGTAGACGGAATGATACTTCAAACATTGAAGCCTCATCACGCTTTGCTGCTACTGTTACATTCTCAATTGAGAGTGCACGGTATGCTGTGTATACACGTTCTGTTACTGCAGCTGTTGCAGGGTTTCCAGTTCCTGGACCCACGGCAACGATACCACGCTCTAGTGCAACATCGCCAATGTCTCCTGCTGACATGTCTAAGACCTGTCCTGCAGATGTTGACTTTGTTCCTGATAGCTTTGATTCTGGTGATGCAAGTGCTAGTAGAAGATTTTCTAGAGTAGCTTCAGCAAAAGCAGTTGCAAGGCTAACCTGCATACCCTGCTTGTATAGCTTAGCAACGTCAAGAACCTGATCTACTTGAACTTCACCAAAATCTGGCTGGAACTGTAGTTCAAGACCATTCATAGTGTAACCTACGTTTGTGTAGTCTACAGCATTTAGTGTTGATGTAAGTGTAGTCTTAAAAGACTCTGTTCCAACAAACGGCTTTAGTGTTGATGGAGTTAGTGTTGTATCTGCAATAAAAAGTGCTGCTGCGCCAACGATGATGTTGTTGGACGTTCCACGACTATATGGCATATTCTTACCTCTTTTCCTTTAAAGATAGATATTAAATTATACGGCGTTCTGTTTCCTCAAGTCAATTATAACAGCGTTTTAAATGACTAATTTAGTAGCCAAGGTCTCTGGCTGCCAGGAGTGGGCTGTCAAATCAGGCATCTGGTGATAGTCAAAGTCAATAATGATCTTATTGCCACCATATGTACGGGCTGTACCAAAGTCTATAATATCTCTGGTCTCCTCAAGCTGGTATACCTTGAAATTATGGAAGTAGAACTGGTTATCTAAAACCTCTGTAGGGCTTACCCTAATCTGACGGTTACTACACCAGTTGTTGATTTCTTCTGCTGTTTCATCAAAACGATCCATAAGCCTTAAAACTGACTCTTGAATCATTACCATTTTTTCTACTGGATTTTCTCCTGTAGCATAAAAATAATACAGCAACTGTTCGCACTTAATATGAGGAAAACCTTTTTTATTCATCTTGATTAGTCTATCCCATGTAGCAGCAACGCCTTGAGTGCTGCGACCAAAGAACTCTGTTAGATCATCTATTGTTGATGGTGTTGATGGAAAAAATGGAAGTGAAGCACCAAAGCTTTCATCTTCACCAAGCTGTGCTTTTAAAACCTCTGTAATTTTTTCTTGAAGGTATTTGTTTATCCACAAGACTGGAGTATTAATTACACCAGTCGTTCCTAGCCAAATTTCTCCATACGTCATTATTTAATCCCCGCATTCGCTATCCATCTATATCCTACCTGAACACCCTTTGATCTACCAGAAAGCTTTCCTGATCTTAGATTTCTTGAGTATATATATTTTGAAAAGATCCTTCAACCTGATTTCCACCAGGATTTACTACTACAACCTTGCCTTTAGTGAAGACTGTATCTCCGCCATCTTCAAAAACCAAGACGCTTGCCTTCTTTGGTTTAATGGTTACTGGAGTTCCTTCTTCCATTATTTTAGCCTTATTATAAAAAGGTACTGACGAGCCATCTTTAATTGATGTTGATTGCTTCATGGTTGACACAAACGAAAGGCCAAGGTTGCTTATTGTGTAGTTTATATCGTATAGACGTGCATCAGGACTTCCCACTTTATACCATTCATATATATGGTGTAGTGCTTTTGGATTTACCCTGGCATTTGAGTCTATATATTCTTTCAATATTTCAGATGTTAGTTTACCCATGTTATTTAAAAACTTTGTTTTTCCTGCTTGTGCGCCCTCTAAAAATCCAACAGAGTAGTCAATTATATTTTTCATTTCTTTTTTAAACATCTTATCATTCATTATAACTCTCATTATAAATCACTTTCCTGATTCTCTGATCGTCTTAATACTACCTTATGATATTCAACTTTACCAAATGGACCAACAATAGCTTCTGTTGTAGCAATTTCATAGATAGTGGATTTGCCATCTCTTGGTCCAGATGTCTCTATATAGATGGAATCTTCTTGGGTTGTTCTTATATTTGTAATAAGCACATTTGTTACTGCATTTCTTGAGTTACCCTTGCCAAACCTTAAGTCTGACCTTACTCTCCCAATTAAAATATTTTCTTTGGTAATGTTTACATTAGGCTTAACTTCTTCTTTGCCAACTATGCCAACTGGACCAAAATTACAAGCTACAGATCTATCAAGAATCCATTGCTTTTTTAAGTTTCCGTAAACACCTTGCTCAACAACTGGATAGTAAACATCTGCAAGTAATGGATATATAAAGTCTGTTGATTCGCATAGCATTAAATGATGCCAATCTTGGTAATACTCTTTTTATATTTTTCAAGAATTTTATCAACTATCATGTTTCCAGTACCGTTAAAACTCATCTTATCAAATTGAATTTTGAACTGGTCTGTATTATATGATGTTACATATCGTTTGTAATAATCTAGCTTTCCACACTTAAGGTCATCAATGAGTACTGTTGTTGCATACTCAATGTCTGCTGGTACTGCTTTATACCCTATATCTAAAACAAGCACATAATCAAATCCTTCTGGAAAGTCTGCACCAGCATAGCCATAAAATGCTAGATTTCCAGGAGATACTGGAAGTCTTACTGGCCTTGACTCAAACCTATTATATTGATCAGACTCAACTCTTTGAACAGATGAGTTGTCTAGTGTAACTACATATTGATATTCTCCTACTGTTGTATCGCTAACGTCATAAACAAGCTCATTGTTTTCATAAACCTTTAAAACCTTGTTAACGTTTTCCCATATTGGAAAAAGATCTGTTCCGAGACCTACTGTTTGAACAATGTGTTTTTCGTTATAAAATCCATCAACCACGTGTGAATCAATAATTGATCTTGCAACCAGCTCAAGCATCTTATATTCTGCAATTTCTGATGCAGTGGTTCCAAGTTTTGATGGATCTGTATATGGCCTAACAATGTCTAAGTTGCTATCTACAACAAGAACACCTGCCGTGGTCTTAATTTTAAATGAAAACTTTCTATCATACTCTAACTTGCTTTGCGGTATTGTGTAGGTTATTTTTTTGTTTATATTAGATGTAGCTGTTACTGTTTCTACAGAATGATCAACTAAGTCCTCAATATAAATAACGTAGCTTGTAGTTGCTAATGGGACATCCCATGTAGTCACAATTGGGTAAGGTGGTAGTCTTAGAATTTCCATTATTAGCTGTATGCTCCCTTTAGTTCTTCTGGGCTAGCTTCACGAACAGATCTATTAGAAATCCATTTGTCAGCATGCTCTTTAGTAACTATGTTATATCCAATTTTTAATTCTCCAACACCAACCCAGTTAAGATTTCTTTCAGAGTAAACTGCAACCTTTTCTTCGGGCTTGTGTTTAAATACTGGCTCTGTTGTTTCTTTAGGTATAAAGTTTAAAATAATTTCTAATATGTCTACTTTTTTACTTACACCAAAAATATCAATATTGTTTTGCTTTGCATAAGACTTTAGCTCAAAGACAGTTTTGTTGCTTAATTCTTCAACTACAGACATCTGTCCTCCTTTGACCTATGCAACAACAAGTAAGTTTTTACTTGTTAAAGTATGTTTCAATCTCTTCTACGCTTGCTTCACGAACCTTGGTATGGCGAAGGAGCTCTTCTGCATCCTTTTTACTTACTCTTGAATAACCCTTTGAAGCAGAAGCTCCAGATTCTGTAACAATGTCTTTAAGGGCATAAAGTACAACTGAGTCTGACGAATTAGGTGTTTGCTGGCTTGGCTTTGGAGCTTCTGGGGCAGGTGCCTTTTGCTCAACTGGTGCTGGCACAACAGTAGGTGTTTCTTTAATTAGTGCGTCAACTGCTGGCACATTTTCTACTTTATTAAAATTGTCCATTTTTTCCTCCAATATTAAATGAATTTAATCATTTTACTAAATTATACCACAATATGACTGAGGGAGACAGTTGTTACGCTGTCTCCCTCGTCAAGTTAATCAGTGATGATTATGCGTCTGCTGCTGCATCTGCGTAAGCAACTGCATCAAGCTCTTCCCATTGAAGACCGAAACGAACGAATACTGTGTATTCAATTGTATCCTTCTTTGGCTGGTAAGTACGGTTTACAGTGATATCACGCTGGAATCCCCATACACGGTTTGAAGGGAATGTAAGATCTACATAGCCTGCTGGGTAGTATGGAACTTCCTGAACGTCAACACCAAGAACACGTGTTGTACGTGCTCCACCAAATGTCTGAGCTGTACCATCAATGTATGCCTGACGATTTGCTGGTGTACCTGCTGGGCGGTTAGCAAATGCTTCTGCAACTGCATCAGCAAGTGTACCGTTGTTCTTAACGATACCTTGGAATGCATCTGTACCAGCATAGAACTTTAGGTTGTTCTTGATTGCACGGTACTTACGTGGCATTGCAAGAATGATATCCTGCATAACTTCTGGTGTCCATGCATTGTCTGCAACTGTAACAACTGCTTCGTGTGCATCTGAACCAGATGTAACCTTGCTAACAAAGCCTTCCATGATATTAAGGAATGCGTTGCTTCCTGAACCTGTACCATTAATGGCAAGGTCTTCAATGTCGTTAGCAAAAGCATTTGTCATCAAGCGAACTAGATGATCTTCCAATGCTGCGCCTTCAATATTGTCTTCAAGTGCTTCTGTTGAAACTTCCCAATCAAGACGAATCTTCTTGGTTGTAAGCTCAACCTTAGAGAATGTTGCACCTGCATTTTCAAATGTAGGCTGTGCCTGTGCTGCTGCACGGATGACACGCTCTCCAACGTTAACCTTCTCAAGTTCCATTGTGTTAGCACGCATTGTAACTCTACGACCATCCTTGGCTAGT